AAACTGCTAATAGCTATGTCACTTTGTCTGAAGCTAATGATTACTTTGATACCTCTCCAGATTCTTCAACTTGGACAAATAAAACAGATGACCAGAAGAAAAGAGCATTAATATCAGCTACAAGATGGATTGATACTTTAGTTTTTTATGGCGATAGATGTGATGAAAGTCAGGCATTAAAGTTTCCCAGAACTAACTACCAAGTTGATGGTGTTGAACTAGCTTGTACAACAATTCCAAATAATATTAAATATGCACAATATGAACTAGCTAGAGCTTTAGCAAATGATACAGATGCTATTACAGGAACTACTGGTAAAGATGGTAATTTTGAAGAAGTTAAGTTGGGAGATATTCAAGTTAAGTACAATACTGCAAGTCAGGGAACTGGATCTGTAAATAATATTCTTGATGTTTACCCGTGGCTACAAAGTTATCTTGGAGCATATCTTTTAGGTGGTGCTGGTAGCTTTCAACTTAGGGTGGTTAGAGGATAATGGCAGGTCAATTAGATTCGTTATTCAAAAACGCTGCTAAAAGTGTTGTATCTCAACTAGGTACATCACAAGATTACAGTATTACTTATACAAAGAAAGCATCTCCTTCTTATAACACTTCTACAGGAGCTTTGACTACAACTGATACTAGCTACAGTATTAAAGTTCCAATATCATTTATCAGATCAGAAGAAGAAACTGGTCAAGAAATGAGACAGGCGAGACTATATATCACACCAGATCAGATTGGAGATAATCAGGCAGATTTAGATGATGAGATCACATTAAGTTATGCTGGATCAAATAGAGTCGCACAGATAGTTGATATTGACACGAAAAGAGGCGGACAAGTCTATCTGTTCACTGTTTTGGTGCGTTTCTAATGGCAACAAGATTTTTAAAAGATTTACCTAGAGATTTAGATAGAAAAATTAGTAGGGATTTTAATAATCTTATAAAAGATGTTCATTTTGAATTGTCTAATCGAAATCAAACAGAACCTACAACAATGCCTGTTTTTACAGGATTTTTTGCTTCTAGTTGGAAAGCATCAAATACTCCTGTAACAGCTAATCATCGAGTTCAAAATTATGAACCTTGGGCTACTCAAAGACAGATTGTATGGAAAGCATTTTCTAAAGGACAAAGAATTAGACCGCCAAAACCAGTTGTGCAACCAAGGTTTCCTGTGGGTTCAGGAAATAGAGTCTTTAGTTACAGAAAAACAGTGTTTATTGGAAATAAAGCAGAATATTCTCAATATGTTTTAGAAAGTGGAGAAATTCAAAGATTTGTTCAAGGTCAATTAGGTCGTTTGATTAAAGAAAATATGTCAGATAAAGGTAAGCTATTTATAGGAGCAGGAGTATCTGAAAAATCATCAGGTACTACATATACAGGATTTGAAGCATGACTTTAGTAAACGCAAGAGCAGCATTTGAAAAAGCAGTAACAGATGCAGTTGCAGCAGCAGATAATACTGTTGAAATGGTTTATGACAATGTTCATTACACCACTCCTGGAAAAAGTACAAAGTATATATTGATGAGTTTGAACTTTACTCAATCAACACAACAGAATCAGGGAGCATCGTCAGATTATTATGCTGGTGTGATTCAATGTAACGTTTACGTTCCAAAATCCAAAGGCACTTCTGTTTTATCTTCTATTTCTGAAGCCGTGATTGATGGACTTACTTCAGTAAATGCTTCAGATTATTCAGATACTTTCAGTTGCAAACCTAGAGTATTAGATATAAATGGTCCAACTCCATTGGAAATAGAGGATAGAAGTCATTTCATTGGAATAATATCTTGTCAATTCACAGCAAACGCCTAGTATAATAGAATAGCAATCTAATAAATTTATGGAAGCAATAGAACTTCTCAAGAACAAATTTGGTGTAAGCCAAAAATATATGTATGAATTAAAAGAAGGAGATGTAACAGTTTTAAAGATTTACTGGAATCCATTAACTATTGCGGAAAGAGAAGCGATTGTTGCAAAATCTGGAGATGGTGGAACTAATGATGACTTTGCATTAAATCTAATGATTACAAAAGCATTAGATAAAGATGGTAAAAGATTATTTCAAGATGGTCATAAAGCCTCGTTACGAAGAGAAGTAAATGCGACTATTTTGCAAGACATTCAACTTGCGATGTTAAATTCTGGTGCTGACTACAAACTGGAGGAAGCGAAGGCAGATTTAAAAAGCTAGAAACGATTGGTTTTTTATGTTTTTTTTAGCTTCAGAGTTAAAAATGACTATTCAAGAACTCACCAATAAGCTAACTCAAGAAGAATATATAAATTGGCTCGCTTATTATGAGTTAAAAAAAGAATATGAAGATAAAGCTTATGAAGATGCAAAGAATAAATCACGAGCAGGAAAACGCTAAAAGCGGTACACTAAAATAAAGTTTTGGTTTTAGGTCGAATCCAATGGCAGGTGAATACGGTGTAAATATAAATTTAAGAGTAAAAGGTCAATCTGGTCTTGATAGATTAAATGCAAAAGTAAAAGAATTATCTAAAAGTGTAGATAATATCCGTCAGATAGACATAATGAATCCTCGAAATACAGGAGGTGCAGCAGGAAAAGGTGCTCGTAATGATTTGAAGAAATATAAAAAAGACATGGACGATATTATTAAATCTGTTAATAAAGCTCAAGGAGCTTTTGGTAAGACTGCTAATCAACAAATGGCAGCAGCAGACGCTCTAGAAGAATATGCAAATAGCTTAACGATTGGAACAAAAGCACATAAAGAAGCATTAGCAGCCTCAGTTAAACAAAATACAGCAATAGGTAGAGAAACAGATTCAATAATAAAAAATACAGATGCACAAATTAAAAACAATAAAGCACAAGCTCAAGGAAATAAACTTGATAAATTTAACAATAAAAGCAATAAAGCAGCATTAACAAGCGGACTAATTTCTGGTGCGTTTCCATTGTTATTTGGACAAGGCCCACTTGGCGGTGCTTTTGGTTTTGCTGGCGGTTTCGCAGGAACTAAGATTGGCGGTCAAATGGGAGGCTTTGCAGGAGGTCTTGTTGCTACTGCTGTTCTTCAGCAACTTACTACCGCAATTAAAGGATTAAATGAATTAGGTAAAGCGTTAGATCCTAAAACTTTAAATATTGATGCAGTTTCAAAATCTTTTGGATTATTAGGAACTGATACAGAAAGATATTTAAAACTAATTGAACAAACTGAAGGTAAACAAGCTGCTTATAATGCTGTTGTTGAGGAAACAACAAAATTAGTTGGACAAGATGGTGTTGAAGCTCTACAGGCATTTGCAGATAGTAGCCAAAACCTTACAAATGAAATGAGTAAATTTTTCACAAGGCTTGGCACTGAAATAGCAAAATTATTTAACAGAGGTGTTAATGATGATCTAAATAAGCCGATATTAGGCTTTGAAAGGTCAAATTTATTAGCACAAGCAAAAAATGTTACTGATGATCCAGAAATTATGGCAAAAGTAGCACAGATAGAAAAAGAAAGAAATCGAAATAGACGAAGATCATTAGAAGAGGAACTTGTTTTGTTGATGAAAGCAAAAAATATTGAAGATGCAAGAGCAAGAGCAGCAGAATTAGCAAGATTAGAATATGAACAAATAACTAAATCTTTAACAGATCAAATAAGTTTTCTTAATAATGCAATTACACTGGGTCAAAGAGAAGCTGAAGTTATAAGAGAGAAGAATAAAATTATAGAAGCTGCTAGAAAAGCTGGACTTAAGTTTGATGAGGATGAAATAGAAAGACAAATTAAACAAAAGATGGAACTTCAACGTATAAATGCTTTATATCAAGGCATTGCTAATACAATTCAAACAGGTCTTGTTGATGCAATAGATGGTGCAATAACAGGAACAATGACACTAGGCGAAGTAGCAAATAGTGTATTTGGATCTATTCGTAGACAATTAATAGACTTTGGTGCAACTTCTTTGTTAAGAGCAATCCCTGGTATTGGTGGATTTTTTGCAAATGGTGGTGTTACTAAACCTAATAAATCTTATATTGTTGGAGAGAAAGGACCAGAATTATTTACTCCTGGAGTAACAGGAAAAGTTACCCCTAATCACGAACTAGGTGGAGGTTCTACCAATGTAGTGGTAAATGTAGATGCTTCTGGAACTTCTGTAGAAGGTGACGAGCAATCTGCTGCACAATTTGGTGAAGCTATTGCAGCAGCAATACAAGCTGAAATTGTTAATCAAAAAATGGCTGGAGGTTTATTAAGTTAATGGCTAGTTTTCCAACAACAGTTAATCCTACTTATGGGCTAACTAAAACATCTAAACCAAATATTCGTATTGCCCAATTTGGTTCGGGATATTCCCAACGATCAACTTTTGGTATAAACCAAAATTTAAAAGTGTATAGGCTTAAATGGGAAAACATAAGTGAAACAGATGCAGATGAAATAGAAACCTTTTTAGATGCTAGGGCTGGTGTTGAAGATTTTGATTACACTCCCCCAGGGGAAAGTGCTAGTAAAAAACTTATTTGTAGAGATTGGAATAAAACTATACCTTATTTAAATAGAGCTACAATTAATGCAACATTTGAGGAGGTTGCCGAAGCATGACAAGTAAACAAGTTTCACCATCATCTTCAAAAATTAGTGAAGAAATACAAAAGCTGGAACCTTCAGCAATCATAGAATTATTTGAACTTAAATTAACTGCTGATGTTAATGGTGTAGATCAGACCTATTACTATCACGCTGGAACTAATGAGTTGAAAAGTAATATTGTTTTTGGTGGAGTTACTTATGTTGCCGCACCTGTTGAAGTTAAAGGTTTTGATAAAAAAACTAAAGGAACATTACCAAGACCAACTTTTTCTGTTGCAAATGCTGATAATGCCATAACAAATTTAATGCTTTTATATAATCCTTTAAGTGCAGAACTTAAAAGAATACAAACCTGTAAAAAATTTTTAGATGCTGTTAACTTTTCTAGCGGTACAAATGCAACCGCAGATCCTACTGCAATTTTTCAAACTGATGATATTTGGTATATAGATAGAGTTGCAGCAGAAACACCAGAATTAGTTACTTTTGAACTTACAGGTAAAATTAACATGCAAAATTTAAGATTACCAAAAAGACAAATCGTAGAGCATTGTCCTTGGCTTTATAAAGGTACGCAATGCGGTTATAAAGGAACAGATTATTTTGATACTAATGATAAGCCAGTGAACTCTGTAAGTGATGATAAATGTGGTCATAAATACTCTAGTTGTTTAGTGCGATTTACAGGCAAAAAAACTAAAGTTCCTTTTGGTGGATTTTTAAATGCAAGACTACAGATGTGATGATGTTTAAAGAAGCTGCTAAAGAACACGCATTAAAAGAAGCACCAAAAGAATCTTGTGGGATTGTTGTTGATGATATTTATTATCCTTGCAACAATATTTCAGATACCCCAAAAGATAATTTTGCAATACATCCAAAAGATTTTTTAAGAGCTAGATCAAAAGGAAAACTACAGTATATTATTCATAGTCATCCAGAAGGCGGTGATGCAAGCGAACCAGATAAAAAAGCTTGTACAGCAACAAAGGTTCCTTGGTACGTTTATCTTTTACCCAAGGATACATGGCAAATTATAAATCCTTAATTGGCAGACAATGGCAGTATGGTGTTTTTGATTGTTATTCTATAGTGCGTGATTATTATGCGTTGCTTGGAATAAAGTTACCTGATTATGAACGTCCAGAAAGTTTTGAAACTTGTAAAAGTATTTTTCTTAGTGATGCAAGTAAACTAAATTTTAAAGAAGTAGATATAAACGAAAGAGAGCTTAATGATGTCTTGATAATGAAGATATGGACAAAAGAACCTATGCACGGTGCTGTTCTTTTAAGAAATGATATGATACTACATCAAAAATTTGAATCTGTGAGTTGTTCAGAGTACTTTAACCATTATTATAGGAAAAGAACTGTAGGGTGTTTTAGATATGCAGCATAAAATTCTGCTGCTAGATGAATTAGGTGAAAGATGGGGTGAAACTCATGTGTATCATAATTTGAGATCACCTAGCGAGGCATTGAAATTGCTTTATATAAATCATCCTGATTTAAAAAAATATTTTGCTACTGCACATGAAGATGGAATAGGTTTTACAGTTGTTCAGGCTGGTGAATTTTTAGACTATGAAGATTTAGGTTTACCATTAGGAAAAAATGATTTAGTTATAACACCTGTCATTTCTGGAAGTGGTGGAGTTGGTAAAGCATTAGCTGGTGTTGCGTTAATAGGAGCAGCATTTTTATTCACACCTTTAAGTGCAGCATCGTTTTTTGGTCCGATTGTTGCTCCAGGATCTTTTGCAGCAGCAGGGTTTTTAACAAAAGCAACAGTAGCACTAGGTGGTGCTCTTATATTATCTGGTGTTTCAGATATGATTGCGCCCCAACCACAACTACCAAGTTTTGATTTTGATGCACCTGTATCAGGTTTTACTGGTGGTCCTGGCGGGATAACAAGAGGGTCAGACGGATCACAGAGTTACGCTTATACAGGGGCAGCAAATACTGTTGGTCTTGGTAAAACTATACCTATAGTTTATGGTAAAGCATTAATTGGAGGACATATTTTAAGTACAAATATAGAAATAGCAAACGAATCTGATCCACTTATGAAGTACATAAGACCACCAAGCTTAGACTCTGTACGTCTGAATGGTGAAGAATTAAAAGGAAAATATACAACAGCAGGTGGTTTAAGGGCGAGAATATATAATGGCCCAAAAAATGCAGCAAAAGGAACTTTTCGTGCTTTGACAGGTGATTTTACAGTAAATTTACAAAAAACAGGTGAACAGACAGTTGTATCAAATTTAGAGGGAAATAATAGTGATGGAATTAAAGACGTTGACGATTTTCAAATATTTTTTCAAGTTTCTGGTCTTGTTGATTTTGTTGGAAATAAAAATACTACTAGAATTGATGGTTTTATTACTTATAGAATAAAAATAGAAGAAAAAGATTCTGATAATTTAGTGTTAAATAATCAAGCAACTATACAAGGGTTAACTTTAAAATCTCAAAAGTATAATTACATAGCAAAACTTCCATATCAATTTATAGATGGTAAAAATAATTATAAGGTTTCTATTCAAATTATTGATACAGGTGTAGATTTTAAATCTGCTGTATTTAAAATACGACAAGTAGGCTATAACTTAAAGAAAAAATAATTATGGCATTAAATTCTACATCTACTATTAAAATTATTGATCTTCTTTGTGAAGGCCCCATAGAAGGAATTGTTGGAAATAAAAAAGGAATATTTTTAGACGAAACACCTGTAAAGACAGGTACTACTTTAAATGTTTCTAATCAACATTTTACATATGAATTAAGAAGGGGAACAAAAAATCAAACGCAGTTATCTGATTATCAAAAAGGTGGAGCATCTAACTTAACTAACTTTTCTGAAGAAGTAGGTTCTAATTATAGTGAAACAAAAAATGCTAAAAATAAAGTTACTGCTAGAAATTATGGTGGTGGAAAGATATTAAAACAAATAACAGACGAAGAAACAACATCTGTACAATTTCTTTTTACAATCCCAGCTTTATTTTGCACAGCTATGGAAGGTGTTGCCAGAGGGCAGTTATTTAATGCCAAAACAAGAATACAAATAAAACTTAAACAAAAAGGTACTGGATTTAATGAAGTTTATGATAAAACTTTTACAGGAATTTCCACATCTGAATATCAATTTAAAACACCCCGTATTGAATTAGATGGCGAACCACCTTTTTTATTTAAAATTATCAAAATAACAGATAAAGAAAATGATTATGAAGTTAAAAAAAGCGATTTTGAGGATATTGATTTAAATACACCACTAGAAAATACAAGAGCAAATCGTGTAATTTTGACATCTATGATTGAAAGACAAGATTTTAAGAGTCGTTACCCATTTACAGCTTGTGTAGGTGTGTCACTTTCAACAGAAGCATTTGCATCATTACCTACAAGGGCATATTTGGTAAAAGGGATGAAAGTAGCTATTCCCCACAACGCAACTGTAAGAGATGATGGTAGTTTGAAATTTAATGGATCTTTTGATGGAAGTCTTCTACAAGATGATGACGGTAACGTTTTAAAGCAATGGACAACTTGCCCCGTTTGTATTTTCTTTGATATGCTTACAAGCGATAAACATGGGGCAGGGGATTTTGTAACAATATCAAATATAAGTTGGGTTGATTTATATCCACTTGCTCAATATGCAAATGAAATTATAGAGACACCAGAAGGTGAAGAACCACGTTTTGCTATAAATACTGTCATTGGTGCACAGAATGACGCTTATAAGGTCTTACAAAACCTTGCTAGTACATTTAGGGGTATGACATATTGGGCAGCTAATACAGTCAATGTAGGTGCAGACCATGGCAATTTAGGTGGTGCAGGTGCGCCTGATGTTGACCCTGTTCATATTTATAACAATGCAAATGTGATTGGAGGAATATTTAATTATTCTGGTACGTCTTTAAAAACAAGATCTACTTCAATTAGAGTTAGATATAACGACCCAGATAATTTATATAAACCTAATGTGGTTGTAGTAGAAGATTATGATCTGATTACTAAATATGGTTATCAGGTAAAAGATATAGTGGCATTTGGTTGTTCTTCCAAGTATCAGGCTCAAAGATTAGGTACTTGGATGTTGAAATCAGAAGAATTAGATGCAGATGTTGTAGTTTTTCAGACAGGATTAGATGGTTTAGCTGTACTACCTAGCCAAGTTTTTGCAGTGGCAGATGAAATGAGGGGTGGAACAAGATTATCTGGTCGTGTAGGTGCTGGTTCAACTACTTCTCATGTTGTCGTAGATCAAGATTATACCACTGTTTTAACTAGCATAGATTCTTCTACAGATTTTATAAGTCTAACTTTAGCTGATGGAACAGTTGCTAAATGTAGAATTAACGCAATTACCTCTGATGGCAGAATCCAATTACTTGGTTTAACAGCACCATCTTCTGCACCATTACAAAATTCTGTTTATATTATCGAGAGAAGTACAATACAAGCACAAAAATTTAGATGTATTGATGTTATAGATAACAATAATGGTACTTATACAATAGAAGGGGTGCAGTTTAATGATTCGATATATGCAGCAGCCGATGAAAGTAAAGAATTAGCTTATACTGATATTACAGCATTTGATGAAACACCAGCACCCCCTGTCAATTTGCAACATACAGTGATTGTTACTAACACGGCTTAATTATGTCTAGTAAAGTCATCTTTAGTTGGTCAAGAGGAATAAATGGGCCTTCTGTTAAATTTCTTGTTGAATATCAAATTGGTGATGGTTCATTTAAAACAGCAACAACAACAGATACAAGTTTTGAAATAGATAATTTATTACCTAATTCAACAGTAACTTTCAAAGTTGCCTCTGTTGGAATAGCTCCTAATAATAAACAATCAGCTTTTACAGAAACAACAATAACAATACCAAAATCATCTATACCTGCTACAACTTCTCCTGTAACTCCAACAGTATTATTACCACCAGATCCTACAAATGTTTCTGTAGAAGCCACAACAAAAAATGAAGCGATTGTTAAATGGAATATTCCTTCAACTTATACAGGTAACAAAGAAGAACTGGTTGCAATTATTAGACACTCATCTTTAACAGATGGCACAGGTGTTTGGCCTAATAGCACTTTATTAAGGGAAGTTGCTGCTGTTACTGATTATTTAATAGTTCCGTTAATGAATGGAGAATATTTAGTTAAATTTAAAGATAAAGAAAATAACAAATCTGAAAATGCTACAAGTGCTGTTATAAATTTACCTGATGAATTACCTAAATTATTAGTACAGACAATTAGAGAAGACCAAGGAATAGCACCTTTCCCTGGTCAACGTAATGATTGTTTTTATTCCGATGAATATGATGCACTTGTTTTAGATACTGACGATGAAATAGATGATAAGACAGATTTTGAACAAGGGTATTTACAAAATATAGATTTCGGTGGCACATTAAAAACATCAGGAGAATATTTTTTTGAAAATACAGTTGATTTAGGTGGTATTTTTACAGCACAATTTAACAGAATTTTAAAGATAAGAGGCTTATATCCAAATGATACTATTGATCTACATTTTACAAATATCGATCAATGGTCTGATTTTGATGGTGCGTTACCAGATGAAACCAATGGTATTTTAAGTTTTAGAAAAAGTAATGATGCTGCAACTGATGATGAAATACAAGATGAAAATAGTGAATTTTTATTATTAGAAGATGGTAATAAATTTGACCAGGAAGATTCAACGACTTTTAGTGAATTTGTTCCAATGGAAAATGGTAGATATACTGGCAGAGTTTTTCAATTCAAATTAGATTTAAGTTCTGAATATAATGACCAGACACCACTTGTTGATGAATTAGGTTATGAATTATTGTTTGAAAATAGGACAGAAAGTAATTCTTTTAGTAGCGGTGCAGGTGCAAAGGCG